AGTTGAGGACGTGTGCGCTCAGTCATAGTCGTAGTCCATGTGTTTCCAGCCGTGTGCGCGGTCCATCTTCTTGAGGAGCCAGCGCCAGAACCAGCGGGGCGGGTGCTGTTCCCATTCATGGTATTCGGCGACGCCCCAGAGCCAGTATTTGAATTTGGTTGTCATGGCTTGGTCTCAGGCTTAGCCTCCAGGGCGGCGCGGGTAGGACCAGATGACCCAACCTCGGTGGTGACCCATTGCTCGATGCAGGGGTCGCAGAGCGACAGCGCCGCGCCGTCCTTGCGCCAAAGCATCAGAGGGCCCTCGGGTAGCGGCCCCGAGCAATATGAGCACAGAGCCGGTGTTGGGCTATCAGGGCGTGACCACGTGACCCGGTGCCAATCGAATCCATTGCGGAACGTGAGGCGGGTGGTCATGGCTTCGGCTCGTCCTCTGCCGCAAGAGCGACGTGAGCGTCGATCAATGGTTTGCAAAGTTTCAACCATCCCTCGCGGGCTTGTCCGCCCTCTTGGAAATCTTCAGACGCTGAACACCATATGAGAGCTTCGACCAGCCGCTCGATCTCGTCGGCGGCCTCGCGACTGTTCGCCCGCGTTGGATCATAATCTCTGAGCCGCTCAACGATATTGCTCATGGCTTAGCCTCCAGGGCGGCGCTGGAAATCTTGGCAACTTGCGTGATGACGTGCCGCATAGCGTCGGCACTGATAGCATCCAATGTCATGCCGCCCGCTTCTAGTAACTCGCGCGCCTTCTTGAGGTCCGGCTCGGGGAAAATCGTGAGGGGATAGGCGTGGCTCAATCTCACAATCCATTCGTGGGCCTCGGACAGCCGCTCGATCTCGGCACCCCGCGCATCAGAAAGCGCCCATAATGACTCAACCTTTTTCGTTCGGTCAGCAGCTTCCGCCCGCAGCCGCTCAACCTCGGCTTCAAGTTTTGTTATTTCATGGAGATGATAGGATCCGGGTTGTGCCGCAGCCTCTTCAATGAGGTGCCGTTCTCGCTCCCTGTCCTCTGCCGTCCATTGTGGCTTGGGCTCCAGGATGGCGCTTAAAATGTCCACCATGCCAGCCGCTACGTCGGCGTCGTTGGTGTACAGTTCCGATCGCATATCGTAATGGTCCAATGCTCGTTGACTTGCCGCCCGCAGCCGTTCGATTTCGGCCAAGTCAAACAAGCGAAGCTCACTACATGTCTCTCTCGTTTCTGTTACCTCCGCCTTCAGTCGTTCGACCTCGGCGCGTAGTTCACCAATCTCTGAATCCCTCGATTCAAAGCCATCGTGCCATCCCTCATAATATGGCGCTGGCTCTGGTGCGGCGATGATGCGCAGCCGCTCGATCTCGGCGTCGCGTTCAAGTTTCATGTTCACTGCCGTGTCTCGCGTGACCGACAGGTCTTGAACCAATGCGCGTGTCCGTTCATTGTCTGCTGTCAATCGTGCCAGCGCCGCCGTCAGCCGGTCGTTTTCGGCGCGCAATTTCTGGATAACCTCCAAATCGGAGTCGGGCTCATCTAAGGTCGCGGGTGGGTCTCTGGTCATGGCTTGGGTTCCAGGGCTACCAATCGCTCGGTGTGAATAAAGTGGGTGGCAACACGTCACGCAGCAGGAACAGCAAAAGAAGCCGCAGATTCCTCACGCTGCCTCCCACTTGTCCATGGCGGCGTCGATCAGCTTGCGCTTGCTGGCTTCGCGCGTGTACCAGAGCGCCTGCGCCGGCGAGGAATGACCGAGCACCCGCATGATCTCGTCGACCGTGGCACCGGCCTCGGCGAGCTTGACGCCGGCGGTCTTGCGCAGGCCGTGCAGGGTGTACTGATCGGGATCAACGCCCACCTCGCGCAGGCGTCTTACGACTAGTTGCGTCAGCCCGCCCTTGGAATAGGGCTTCTTGAAGTAGTTGGTGCAGATGCGATCGCTCACCCGCGGCGTCTGTGCCAGCAGTTTGGCGAGTTCCTTGTGCGCGCGCAGCGGCACGGTGACCCCGGTTTTTTCCTGCACAACATGGATGCGCCGGGTCACGCTGTCATAGCCGGACCATATCATGGCCAGCACGTCGCCGCGGCGCTGGCCGGTGTAGAGCAGGAGGTAGAACGCCAGCCGCGTGTAGTCTGGCGCACCCTTGAGGAATAGCTGCTGGATCTTGTCGGGCCACGGCGCATGCGGCTTGCGCACCTTGTACTGCAGCTTGACGTGCTTGGTCGGATTGCCGGCATCATCATCAATGGCGGCTTGCTTGAGGCCGAGCGCGAATTGCCAAAGGATCGAAATCTTGCGGATCATGGCGTCGCCGGTTGCGTTGCCGTGTTTCTTGGCGATCGCGGCGCTGTACTGGTTCACGTGGCTGCGCCGCAGATCGGTAATCAAGCCGGCGCCCATATCGCGCTTGAGCATGTCGAGCTGGCGCCGATAGACGAGCCTGGTCTCGTCGGCGAGGTCGCGGAACGCTCTCGAGCCTAGATATTGCTCGATCACCCAGGCGAGAGAGCCGGGCAGAAACGCCACCCGTGCCGGAAGGGTTGGGACCGTGAGCGTCGGCGCCGCTGCTCCGCGCTTGCTCTCGGCCGCGGCGCGCAGCTCTTCGTAGTGCGCCAAGTACTCCAGCGAACCTTCCGCGCCCTGCAGGCGCTGGCGTTCGTGACCGGGAAACCGGACGTAGTGGTATTTGCCCGCGCGTTGGACGTGCTTAAGAGCGCTCGCCATCTGTGTCGATCCCTAGGATTGTATCGAAGGTGTTGCGGCGCTTGGGTTCGTCCCGCTGTTCCGGGGCGAGCGACTCGAAGGCGGCGTCGAGCTCATGCCGGTCCCAGATGTTCATGCCTTTGACCCGCTTGGGTTTTGGCATCACACCCTCATCGACCAGATGGAGGAAAGAAGTCTCGCTCACACCGATATAAGCCGCTGCTCGCGGCGCCCTCAGACCTCGCGGCGGGTACGCCAAATGATCTTGGATTTTACTGGACGAAACCAAACGCAATCTCCCCCGATACCCTGATCCTATTTTGGTGTCAAGTCTTTTGCGTTGGCCTTTTGATGGTCATCCGGTGGATTGTTCCTTCGGCCGCAGGTGTGCAGGCAGCGGTCCCTTCGTGATGACGCGCGGGACGGACTCATCGCTGGGAATGGCCTGACGTTCCTCGCGCGGGAAATATTGCTGGTATCGCGATTTCTCTTGCAGCAGAACGCCGCGGGCTTTGTCCAACATGGCGAGCAACTCGCCGACCCGTCTTGCATGGGCCATGCCGCGTTGATGCATCTCGCTGGAAAGCTCGTCGCCTTGCGCGCGAACGTCTTCCGAAAGCATCAAGAGCAGTTCGATGTTCGTTAGTCGGTCGGCCATGATCTTCTCCTAAGTTAAAAAGGTGAGCCCGGCAGCGCCTCGGTGGGCACCAAGACTGTTTTGGCCGGGCTCGGCGATCGCAGCCCGATTCTGGGCTTCACTATAGTTTTGGCGACCGCAGGCGGTCGCAACCTGCTTGTGGGCTTCATTGGGCAGTTGGCGACCGCATTCGAAGGTGAGCCCGGCACGGGAAGTTTGGGCATCAACGCGGCGTTGGCCGGGCTCGGCGGTCGCAGGAAACTCCTGGGCTTCACAGGGTATCTGGCGACCGCAAAGGAAAGAGAGCCCGGCAGACTGCAATTGGGCAGCACTTTTCGACTGGCCGGGCTCGGCGAGCGCAACCATGCAAAGGGCATCAGTCGCCCGCTGGCGCTCGCATGCGGTCGCAACGGCTTGCTGGAGTTCATCGACGGGGTGGCGACCGCAATTGGAAAGATGAGCTCGGCACTTTGCCGGCGGGCATCAACTATGGAATGGCCGGGCTCAGGCGGTCGCATGAATAGCCTGGGTTTCAAGCCTAACCTGGCGCTCGCAATCATGTTCATGGCTGCGCCTCGACTTGCGCGGGTTTGGTCGAACGCTTGCGCTTCGGCTTCTCCTCGATCGGCGTACGCGGTTTTCCCCATTCGACATGCAGATCTTTGAGAAACGCCTTCATCGTCACCCGCAGCGCATCCATCCGGCGATGGCCGTCGGTCCAATCGGGATGGGTTTGCATCGTATGCTTGCGGCGCGCTGCGTAGATTTCCCCATATGGCCCGTTGGGTTCGCCCTCACCGCTCTCAGTTTTTGCTTTTCCAATCCACTGAGCATTCACAAGCCAAACGATGATCTGATGCATCAATGCGTACCGCTCGCCGCTGAAGGGATTTGCGATCCACTCCTCGGCGGTCAGTGTGCGCGGGCGCCAGGTCTGGCGCTTCCAAGATGAGCCGGCATGGCCATCGTAAGGTGCGAACCCCAGACGTTTCCATAGTTTCGCTGGATTGGGATAATTGGCGAGATCGCCGGCCTCGGCGACGATGGTAGCAAGCCCGAGCGCGCCGGCACCGCGCACGCCTTTGATCCATTCCGCGACCGGCAAATGTTCGGTCAGCTTTTCCATTGCGCTTTCTGCAGCCTTGCGTATGGCATCGAACGGTTCGCGCCCGCGGTCGGTTTTCTGCACCAGCTCGACGATGAGTTTGTCGCCGTCGCCCTTGCGCGCCGATGCGATGATCTTGGCAACCTCTCGATTGAATTTCTCCCGATCCGCCTCTGCTGCGTCATAAGTCCATTTGGTCGCATTGATGCGAATGAACGATTCGAGCGCGCGGTCGATCTTCTGTTGCACTTTCATCGCATAACGGCGGCGCCGGTGGTGTCCCTTGATAGCCTCGACGACGTTGTTCATGCTGAAATCTCTCGAGCGCGGCGCTGTTCTATTGTGGTTGCGTAATATTTCATGCCCAATTCGACCAATCGCGGCGCCTCGCGGCGTGCTTCGACAGCGAGCCGTTCAAGATCGGCAGCCGACAGCACCTGGCGAATCTTGCGCGAGTGATCCTCGACTTGCGCAAACGCCTCGATCTTGTCGAGCAAGATGGCATTCTCGGTGGCCTCGGTGCCGAGCCGCAAATAACTGGCCGCGTTGTTGGCGTTGGTATGCACCATGCCTTGCAGTTCACCCCATCGCAGATCACCGATCGGCCGCCCGTCGATGTGCCGTTCGTCGAAAATCGAGCGCAACGCTTCGACTGCCGTGCCAGCCGCGATCAGCGCGCCGGTGCGCTCTTCCTCGCTTCGCGGACGATGGCGCTTGTGCTCGCGCACCTTGATGTTTTTGATCGAGGCTGGTGCCTGTGTGCCCATATCAGCGGCAACTCCGCGCAGGAATTCCAGCGCCAGGGCGCGCAGCAAATCCTCGCGCTTTTTCAGCATTTGGCAAAACTTTGTTGCGGTTTTCTCGGCGCTGCCGCCGTGGCCGCGCAAGGCATCGGTGGCGAGTTTGTAAAGTTCCGCGCCGGCAGTGTTCATGCCAGCTTTTTCGAATGCGTCCTTGAATGCGGTCACGTTATCCTCCTCTGTGGAAAGGGTGAGCCCGGCAAAAGATCCTCTGGGCGTCACGCGCCATGTGGCCGGGCTCGGCGAGCGTAAATGCGGATTTGGGCATCACCCCGTCACTGGCGCTCGCATTCATGATTCTGTTTTCAATTCCGGCATTGACTGGCCGGACCAACCTGCTTCCCAACACAGCGCTTCGCGTGTTCGATCGCTCTCGCGGTATTCGGGCGGAAGGGCTTTGCGCTGGTGGCCGGCGGCCTTCGCTTGCTTTCCGCGTTCATAAGCCTGGATGTTTTGGAAATGCTCGTAGTGATCATCGGCGGCGGCAGGGTCACCATGGGCGGCATCGTGGGCGGCACTAGCGCCACTGGTGCCCTGCTCGCCGCCTTCCTCCCTGGCGTCGTCAGTGGCGGCGACGGGGTGCGTGCCGCCCGCCGGGGAAGCTGCAAATTGCTCGAGCGCTGCAGCGGCGCCAGGTGCGCGTGCGATCGGTGCTGGTGTGGTCGCCGGCGCCTCGAGCTCGGGTAGCTCCTCGTCGCCGATGATGTCGCGGCCGGACGGCAGTACCTTGGACAGCCGCCGCAGCGCGGTTTTCTTGTACATCTCTTCCGGCCATTGCTTCCAGGGCGAGTCATCGCGGGTGGTGCGGCTCATGTTGCGGATCTTGTTGGCCTCGGCGATTGGAAGGGAAGCCAGAAAGAATCCGCCGTCCCTGGTGGTCGCGGAGGCGTAGACCCTGACTATCGGCGTATCGAAACTATCGCCGGGCACATGCCGGAAATGCGGCCCTGTCTCATCGTACCACTCTGTCCATTGCTCGCCGTCGCGGACGACGTTGGCCACGATCGATTTGAATTGACCGGAGCGTCTGAAACGGCGCAGCAATCCCTGATACATCGGAAGCCATTGTGCCTTCGACTTGAACGGAACGATCGCGCCCTCGACGCCATCGGGCAGCAGACCGTCGCGACAGGCCTGCATGCAGGCGATCCATACCGATTGCCAGGTGCAGGCCTGGATCTCGGGATTGATGGTCGCGCTGGTGATGACGGCACGAATGAACTGCTCGGGCGATATATCGACGAGCGCGGCTTTGAGCTCGCCTTTACGCGACTCAAGTCGCTCGCGCATGATGACGATCGGGGGCTTGTTGACGTTGCTGCCGACGGTGGCAAGGCTGGTGTCGTTCATGGTGCCTCCGCTTGCGGTCGTTTATCTCGAATGCGCAGCACGCGTGGGTCTTTCGCCGGCACGGTGTAGGCGTTGCGATGCTCGACCTTGTAGGTTAGCAACCAGCCGCCCAGGCCGTTGGCGCGCTCGGCATCACCCATCAGGAATTTGATTTTCGTTTCGATTTCATCGCAGCGTTCTTCCTGCTGCTTGATGTTGGCCATCAAGGTGGCGCGTTCCCAAAGCATGTCCGGCAGATCGTTACGGCCGCTGAAATCGATTTGCTTGCCCGGTGTTTCGCGCGGCGTCAGCGCCTTGATGATCGCAGCGTCGCGACCGAAGTCGGGGTCGGGCTCCAGGCCGGTGGCGACGCACAGCCAGAAACTACTGACGGCAGCGATGATCTTGGCCTCGCTATCGGCATGTCGCGGCACGTCCAAGATCGCGACGTCCATGGCATGCGGGTCGACCAGCAGGGCTGCAACGACGCCGAACGCGGCGTCTGCGAGCATCATCTCGGTCAGCGCCTGCAGGGTGATCCAGAGCGGGATCTCCGATCCGTTGTGCCAGTCGCGGGCATAGACTGAGGGTGCGACCGTCTTCGCTTGCAGGACGCCCAGCCCGCGCGGATCGCCGTCAATGAAATAGTCGGGCGTGCAGCCAAGTCGCAGATCGGGATCGCGCAGATAAACCTTCGGCGCCCTGAGCTGCCATTGCGGGCGTTCCTCCTCGACTGCCGTGGCAACTGCCGGCTCTAACCATCGGCCGCGGCGCATGGTCTTGTTGTCGGCATCGGGAAATTCGACTCCGCGCTTCTCGGCATAAAGCCGCAGCGCAGTTTCATAAGGATGCACGCCGAACAAAGCACCAACGCGCGAGGCGGTGACGTCCTGCTTGCGCCACTGCAGCCATTCATCCCGTCCGGTGATGGTGTGGCGCTCGACGGTCATCGTGCCTTGCCCCTAAGTGCGGCAATCGCGCTAACGATCTCGCCGGCGACTGCGCGCGCGATCAGTCGTTGCCGCTGGATTGGAGTGAGCAAGGGCAGGACGTCGAGCTCGCGGCCGTGGTCGAGCGAGGTGCCTTGGATGGCCTTGAGCGCCTCAAAGCCAAGCGTACGGGCGCGCCGTAAGTCGCTGTAGACCGTCGAGCGTGATGATTTTGTTTCACGTGCAACACTGCGCACGAACGCTTCGCCGACGCGGGCCTTGCCGGTGTGGCCGATGCGGTGCAGGCGATCGAGCACCAGCAACGCGCGCTTGGTCTCGGAGACGATCGACTGGGAGGTTTTTTCCAGGGCCATGGCGGACAATAGTTGCTTGTCGTTGTGTTGATCGATCTTGGGCATAGTTTCACCGTGCTCCCGCACTGACGCGCGGCCGCGTGAATTCGGTTTAGTTTTTCCTTTGGTTCTGGCAGTTCTTCGGTCGGGCAACTGACACACGCGACGATACGCGCATGTTTGCGGACGTCCAGCCGAAAAATTTTACAGAATGATGACAATTGGATTGATGGGGCAGTGACGCTGCCGCAAGTTATGCGCGTGGCATGCGGCTAAGTTGAATTGCGAGGGCCTTAATTTTTTTCGTGTAGCACCGCTAAAGAAAAAACGTCCTTGGACGGAATAGCTATTTTGCTTGCAACAACAAAGCGCTGACTTTTCGCCGAAATATCGACCCCGAATTTGCTTTTGGTTTTCGCCTTCGGCTACGCTTTGCCTGCTTCGATCGCCCTAGTCCGCCGATCGTTTCACTTGCGACTGCAGCATCAAAACACCGCTCCTACGCGGAGTGCACACCCATGGCGCGGACATGTCCGCTATGCCACCAGCACTACGCGGTCGAGCGGTTCGGCGTTCGGCTGACGCCGCTCAAGGCGCGCATTGTCGACTACATCAAAGCCAGCGGCGACCTCGGCGCCTCAACCGAGGAACTGCGGCACGAACTGTATAGATCGAAGGATGTCGTCGGCGCGACGGTGCGCGTCCACATCCACCAGATCAACGATCTGCTCGAGGAGAGCAACTGGATCATCCGGTCTGAGAGCGATCTCGCTTTGCCGCGCTGGTACTTGCGCCGGCGTCGGATCAGGTGCGCCGCATGACCGATCTACGCTCGGCATTGCAGGGCGCAATTCGCCAGGGCGAGCTCAACGCCAAGGCGCTGATCGAAACCGCACTGCTGGTCCGCGATCTGAAGACAGCCATTCGTCAAGCGATCGAATCCATCGACCGCAAAAGCTATGAGACCGCGCGGCGGGAGCTCAAAGAGGCGCTCGATGAAATGCCCGTCTCGCAGCGAAGACGTGAACGATGAATACGACCCGACTGCGGACTTCGCGCGTTCGATCGACGAGTGCTACCGCGCCATCCGCGAGCGCGTCGACGCCGGTGGACCAGGCTGGGGCGGCTGGCCAACGAACCTTCGTGCTCTCGCTGGTGGCCAAGCCCGGCAGCGATCCAATCCGCGCGATCCGCTGGCTGTTGAAGATCGCACTGCGCCGCTTCCAGCTTCGCTGCGTCGACATCCATGAACGGGTGTGACCCGATGAAATATCCTTGGATGCCCATATTTTGGGGCGATTTCCTCGCTAATACCATGCACCTCTCGGCGCAAGAGGCTGGCGCATATCTGTTTCTGATCGCGCATGCTTGGGAAAACGAGGGCGAAATTCCCGGTGATTGGATTCGGTTGGCGCGAATTGCCCACGTGCGGCAGAACCATTGGAAATCTACTTGGAAGGCCCTCGAGCAGTTCTTCGAACCCTTATACGGGGAGTCCCTTATAAGGGGGTACTCTCATAAGAGAGTCCTTATAGAGTTACACCGCTTAGGTAAAATCTCTAATAAACGCAAAGCCGCCGCTCTGCAAATGCACAGCAAAAGCTCTGCAAGTGCAGAGCAAACCACCCCCCTAACCACTTCCACTTCCAATAGAGAAGCTTTCCTTAATGGTAAGGGAAGCGAGGCGGCGACCGTGCATGTGCAGGTCAATTACCGCGACCCAGGCGTCGGCTACCGCAGCCCGCCAGCCCAGAAATCCGACAACGTGCTGGAGCCGCTTCCCGACAACAGATCGGGGAAACGAAAGCGGGTAGCCGAGAAAGGGGAGGCTTGAGTGTTCAAGGCAATTGAAACCAAGAAGTGTAACAAGTGCGGCGGGAGATGGGATTTGGAAGCGTGCTTCCGCCGCGTAGGTCGCCAGAGCGGTGTGGCAAGTGTACTTGCCACAGAATTCCGACCAACCTGCATCATGTGTGAGTTGACGGAGCGTAATGACCCAACGCCGGAAGAACGCGCACGGCGGAAGGCGCAAAACAGCATCGCTACCCACGCTCAAAAGTACGAGATGTCACCAAGCGAATTTGCCAAACGCTTCGGTTGGGATGTCGAGCGGATGATTTACGACATTGTTCACGGCCACGAAAATACATGTCCGTACTGTTGGGAGAGATACGAGGCCATGGGCCATGGCTTAAGTGACATTACGCTCGATGTCGTCAATTGCGAGCGCGAACCTTATTATCGAACAAACGTCAAATGGTGTTGCGCAACTTGTAATCGAGAAAAAGCAACAATGCCGCCCGAACTTTGGGAACGGCGCTTGATTGTGTGGCCGCAATACATGGCATGGCGCGAGAAGGTCAAAGGAAACGTGACCCATGGGTTGCCGTTGTTCGGTGAACGCCAATTATTTGCGGTGGCGGGTTTCCTGATCGCCAGCACCATTGTTTTTGCCACTCTTCTACATGCGGGCGGATAGCCAAACGATCCACCAGCGAGGAATGAGGTTTCACGTGAAGCCAGAGCCAGACATCCTCGAGCAACTGCGTGCCGGCCTCAAACTTGAAAGCCTGGCCGTCAACATCTCCAATCCTGTCCTGGTGGAAGCTGCCAAGGAAGCTGTCGACAAGATCGAGCAGCTGCGCGAGGAAGTCGAAACCTGGAAATCACGCTACGAGGCCGAACGCAAAGACCACGAGGCCACCATTAAAGTCTGGGAAGAGGAACGGAGTGGACTGTGATGCTGCGCTATCCGCTCATGCTGGCGCTGCTGCTGACGCTGGCCGCCTGTCAGGTGCCGCTGCGATGAGCAGACGGTTCCCGCTGATCCTCTGGATCATGATTTCCTGGGCCGTCGCCATGGTCGCGGCGCTCGCGCTGCTCATCGCCGTCATCGCCTGGTTTGTTATTTGAAAAATAGCGAGTAGTTTCATGAATGCGAGCACGGATCTCGAGCAGACCACTGGTTCGTTGAAACCCAATGGCATCATGTCGTCGAATTCGTGCTCGCAGCCTTATTGGGCCGTCGTGCAAGTCGAAAGCCAATGCGAGCACGTCGTGCGGCTGCTGCTCATGCGCGCCCGATACGAAACCTACATGCCGCGGATTCTCCGAGCTCGCAGTCGGATCGCCCCGCTGTTTCCCGGCTATCTGTTCGTGCGCATCGTCGATCGCTGGTATCCCGTGATCTGGACCGTCGGCGTCGTGCGCTTGCTCATGTCCGGCGATCAGCCTGCACGCCTACCGGAGAAAGCCATGACCGAAATCCGCAAACGCGAAATCGGTGGTTTCGTCAAATTGCCATCGCCCCCACGGTTGCGCAAAGATCAGCCCGTGCGCATCATCCGCGGTAGTTTCGAAGGACAGATCGCCATCCACCAGGGCATGAGCGGCAAAGAACGCGCTTTGGTGCTGCTCAACCTGTTGGGTCAGAAAGTACCAGTGGAGCTACCTAGCAGGGATCTAGAACCACTACCTGTTGCGGTTCGATAATTGATAATATACAAACCACTTCACCCATTGGACATAACAGCCTGATTTGTCAAAGATATCCCTATGAAATGGGGACTTCTTTGCTGTGCAGCGCGTTTTTCCTGAACCCTCCCTGTCCAATGGTCCGGGTTAGGAAAGCAGACGCCAGGTGCCTTGGTAGTCTGTCCTCCTCGAGCCAACCGAGGTGCCTGGCGCTCATGCCTAAGCTGCGCTCCCTCCCCCCACTGGTGCGTACTACCAACACCAGTACTGTACCCCTACCACCTAAGATCAAGGCGCCTGAGTACACCACCCCACAGTACAGGGCATGGCGTGCTGCAGTAGTAGCCCGTGCTGGTGCTAGGTGTGAGGCAGTAGTACATGGGCATAGGTGTACTAAGACTATGCCTGAGCATCGTATGTACTCGGACCACATAGTAGAACTTAAGGATGGTGGTTCATTGTTGGATATCAACAATGGCCACTGCCTTTGCGCTTCGCATCACCAACTCAAGACGGTGGCGGCTCGAACTCGACGCTATCGAGGCTGATATCGGGGGGGTGGGTCCGAATTCGAAAGTCGGCCCCGCTATACCCCCGACCTTAGGCACGCAGAGATTTTTTTCATCAATCTAATAGGTCAACAAACGCCGGTAAGCCTATGACAACACCCAGGCGACGTGAGGCAATCGAACGGGCGCGGGAAGAGGCCCGCCGGCGCAAATTGGGTGATATTCAGCCCGGCAAGATGCTGCCGCTCGACTATTTGCTGTCGGTTATCAATGACCCAGCCGTGGCGGCACCCCGTCGTGACCGGCTGGCGATTGCGGCGGCACCATATTGCCACCCTAGGCTGACCGAGCCGCTAAAGATTGGCAAAAAGGATCGGGTGGAAGAGGCGGCGGCGACGGCTGGCGGGGCGAGCACCGAGTGGGGCTCCGACCTCGAGGTCAATCAGGTCAATTGATGCTGGGAGCAGTGAGCATGTCCATGGCTGAATGGCGATTGTACCTCGGTATTAAATCCACCGGCATCGTAGTCCGGCCCGATGCCAAGCACCCGAGCATGTACCGGGTACATTGGCCCGATGCTCCACCATCCGAAATGGCCAATCTAACCCGTGCCAAAGATGCGGCGTGGAGTTGGATCGCCCGGCAAGGTGGAGAGACGGGTCGATCTTTGAGATGGAAGGCCACGGAGAAGCGCGCCCCGGCGGCGTAAGAGCGATTTTGGCTGCCGCATGCTCCAGCACCTCACCCCGATCCCAGACGATGCACCAGCGGCCTTCCCTGAGGCTCCCAGGAGCATCCTACGGGGCGTCGAGGACTGGGACACGAGCTGCCCGGACTGGGAGGAGCGCATCCTGGACGGTCGCAGTCTGGTCCCGGAACTTCCGCTGTACGAGGACGAGGCGGCCAAGGCGCTGCGTTGTTTCAAGCGGCTGCGGTTGCCGGATGTGATCGGGACGCCGCGGCTGGGTGAGGTCTGTGGGCCGTGGTTTCTGCCGATCGTGGCGGCGCTGTTCGGGAGCTTCGACCGGGCCAACAATATCAGGCACATATCTGAGGTTTTTCAGTTAATACCTAAGGGCAACAGCAAGAGCACGAACGGCGGCGCGGTGATGCTGACCGCGCTGATTATCAACCCGCGCCCGTCGGCAGAATTCCTGTTCGTCGCCCCGACCATCGAGATTGCGAGCATCGCGTATCGGCAAGCGAAAGGCACGATCCGGCTCAATACCGAGTTGAGCAAGATCCTGCATGTGCAGGACCACATCCGAAAGATCACCCACCGGCAGACCGGCGCGAGCCTGCAGATCAAGGCCGCGGATACGGATGTGATCACCGGCTCGCTGGCGCTCGGCACCATGATCGATGAGACCCATGTCTTCGCGAAACGTGCCAACGCGGCGGAAATCTTCATCGAGCTCCGCGGCGCGCTGACCAAGCGGCCGGACGGGTTTTTGTTTCAGACCACCACGCAATCGAAACAGCCGCCGTCGGGTGTGTTCGCCTCGGAATTGGCGATGGCGCGCGCGGTGCGGGACGGCAAGACCCGGATGCCGCTGCTGCCGGTGCTGTACGAGCTGCCGGATCGGCTGGCGCGCGACGGCGGCTGGAAGGAGCGTAAATACTGGCCGCTGGTCAACCCCAACCTCGGGCGCTCGACCAACGAGAACTTCCTGGCGCGCGAGATCGTGCGGGCCGAGGCCGACGGGCCGGCGGCGGTGGCCTTGATCGCGAGCCAGCACTTCAACGTGCAGATTGGAATGTCTCTAAGGGCCGACGGCTGGGCCGGCGCCAACCACTGGAGCCGCGGCACCGAGGAGGGGCTGACCCTCGATGCGGTGCTCGAGCGTTCGGAAGCGGTGGTGGTCGGCATCGACGGTGGCGGCCTCGACGACCTGCTGGGTATCGCGGTGATCGGTCGGGAGAAGGCTACACAGACCTACCTCGCCTGGACGCATGCGCTGGTCTCGCCGGAAGGGCTCGAGCGGCGCAAAGCTAATACTGGGTTTTATGATAGGTTTCAGGCCGACGGCGACTTAACCGTGGTCGAGGAATTACCGGATGACATTTCGTTTGTCACGGACATCGTGGAAAAAATTAAAGGCACGAAAAAACTTGCCGGTGTCGGCGTGGACGCGCTCGGGATCGGCGGCATTGTCGATGCCCTCGCCAAAATCGGGGTCACGCAAGAGGCCAAGCTTCTCGTCGGCATCCGGCAAGGCATCTCGTTGATGGGCGCCATCAAGACGGTCGAACGCAAGCTCGTCGATGGCAGTTTCAAGCACGGCGGCCAGGCGCTGATGACGTGGTGTGCGGGAAATGCGCGCATCGTGCCGACGCCGACCGGGATGCGCATCGCGCGGGATGACTCAGGGTATGGCAAGATTGATCCATTAATGGCCTGCTTTAACGCAGCGGCTTTGCTCGCACTCAACCCGACGCCGCAGAAGCGGCCGGAGTGCCGTTTGTTTTTCGCATGAGGGACAACAGGAAACGTCCACTTAAGGAACCGTACCGGCTTCACGATGGAGCTCGATTGGTAGGATGGGTATCAAGAGATAATAATAACCCGCGCATGTTTCGGGTTATTTTGCCAGATGGTCAATTGTCGGAAAAATTACAATTAAAGCAGGCCAAAGACATGGCAGAAACAATCGCGGGTAAGTCACGAAGTAAATTTACCTGGCATCACTAACTGAGGCCACCACCATGCTTAACCGGGCATATAGCCTCCTTTCAATTAAGGGGGTGGACGAGGACGCGCGCATCATCACCGGCATGGCGTCAACGCCGACGCCGGATCGGCTCGAGGATGTGGTCGAGCCGGATGGCGCGCAGTTCAAGCTGCCGTTGCCGCTGCTGTGGCAACACGACTCAGGCAATCCGATCGGCCATGTCACGCATGTCAAGATCACCAAGGCCGGCATCGATATCATCGCCAAGATCGCCAAGGGCGTGACCGCCGAGATCGATCGCGCCTGGTCGCTGATCAAGGCTGGCCTCGTCCCCGGCCTATCGATCGGGTTCAAGCCGATCGAGACCTCGTTCATCGAGAAGACCAATGGCATCCGCTTCATCAAATGGGATTTCCTGGAGCTTTCGGCCGTGACGATTCCGGCCAACTCTGAATGCACCATCGCCACCGTGAAGTCGATCGACACTGCGCAGCGGGCCGCGTCCGGCCAAGCAAAGCCGCGTCGTGTCGTTCAGCTCAACCCACCCGGCGCCTCGGGACATCCTCAACGGAAGTCCGCCCAGGAGGGCGATATGAAAACCATTGCTGAACAGATCACGGCGCTTGAAGCCAAACGTTCCGCCAGCGCATCGCGCATGGAAGCGGTGATGCAGAAGAGTCTCGACGAGGACCGCACCTCGGATGCGGGCGAGCAGGACGAATTTGACAATCTCAGTTCTGAGGTCGAGGCGCTCGACAAAGACCTTGTCCGGCTGCGCAAGATCGAGCAGGCCAAGGCGTTCGCGGCCAAGCCGGTGATCAAGGCCGAGAAGGCCGACGATGGCGCCGCGATGCGTGGCGGCAGCATCGTCGTGCGGACGCCACCGAAGCTGGGACCGGGCATCGGCTTTGTGCAGAGGATTCGTGCCGAGTTCCTGTCGCATCGGCAGTATCGCCCCGCCAGTGATATTGCTGCGGAACTGTATGGCCCAGACAGTCCGGTGACGATGGAGCTCATGACCAAGGCCAACGTGCTGGCGGGCTCGACAATCAGCGGCAATTGGGCGGCGAATCTCGTCAGCCCCGAGGGCGCCACGGCACAAGACTTCATCGAGTGGCTGCGCCCGCAAACGATCCTCGGTCGCTTCGGGACCGGTGGCATTCCGTCGATGCGCTCGGTCATGTTCAACGTGCCGATGGTGCAGCAAACCGCGGGCGGCACCGGCTACTGGGTCGGCGAGGGCAAGGCAAAACCGTTGACCTCGTTTAACTTCGCGCGCCTGACGCTGCCTCCGCTCAAGGTCGCCAATATCTGTGTGCTGACAATGGAATCGATTCGATTCTCGTCACCCAAGTCCGACACGATTGTTCGCGATCAGTTGGCCGCCGCGCTGAAGGAACGATTGGACCTCGACTTCATCACGCCGGCGAAGACGGCGGTGGCTGGAGTCTCGCCGGCCTCGGTCACCAACGGTGCTCCCAGCATTGTGTCGTCGGGTGATGACGCCGACGCGGTTCGACTCGATATCCGATCCCTCATCGCAAAATACATGGCGGCCAACAATCCGCCGACCAGCGGTGTCTTCATCATGGGATCGACTGTTGCGGCGGCCTTGACCTCGATGACGAATCCGCTCGGGCAACCGGAATTCGCCGGCATGTCCATGACCGGCGGCGTGCTGTTCGGCTTCCCGGTGATCGCCAGCGATTACGCGCCGGCGGGCGTTGTCGTGCTGGTCAATGCTTCGGACATCTATCTGGCGGACGATGGTGATATCACGATCGATTCCAGCAACGAGGCATCGCTCGAAATGTCCGATGCGCCGACAGGCTCATCGATCACACCGACCGCAACGCAGCTCGTCTCGATGTACCAAACAAACTCGGTCGCGATTCGTGCTGAAAGGGTAATCAACTGGTTGCGCCGACGCACGCAGTCGGTCGCGTATCTGACCAGCGCTGACTGGGGCGGACCCGTCCACACCGCCTAACAGCTCGCTGCCTGGGGGTGGGTGGCCTCCTCGCCCACCCCATTTTTTCGAATGGATAGCCGATGAAAATGCGCACCTTGACGGCGATCAAGCCGCACAAGTACGGCACCCGGCATCTGGTCGCCGGCGAGGAATACGAGGTGCCGCCCAGGCACGCCATCGCGCTGGTCGCGGGCAAGAAAGCGAAGTTCGCGCCGGACAAACCACCGGTTCGCGCAGCACCACTCGTGACTGAATCTAACAATAGTATCGCCGGTCCTGCAACCACCGAGGCCGAAACTGCGATCGGTGGCGACGAGGACCGCCCCGACATTGACAGCCTGCGCCTGCAGGCCACGCAGCTCGGCATCGATGTCGACGGGCGCTGGGGCATAGCGCGGCTGCAGTACGAGATTTCAAAGGCAAAGGGCTGATGCGCATCTTCGGCCTGCCGATTCCGTTCACCGGCGAGCAGCGCAAGGCGCTCAACTCGCTACCGATGGATCGCGGCGCCTGGTATCCGCTGATCCGCGAGCCGTTCACCGGCGCCTGGCAGCGCAATCTCGAGATCAATGTCGACACCGCAGCATCGTTTCACGCCGACTTCGCCTGCAAGACGCTGATAGCCCGCGATATCGCCAAACTGCGGGTGAAACTGGTTGAGAAAGATAAGAACGACATCTGGTCGGAGACCACGAATCCGGCCTTCAGTCCGGTATTGCGGCGGCCCAATGATTATCAAACCCGGAATCAATTCTGGGAATGCTGGGTGCTGTCGAAACTCTCGCGCGGCAATACCTATGTGCTCAAGGTGCGCGATAACCGCCAGGTGGTGACCGCGCTGCATGTGCTCGATCCGACGCGGGTGCAGCCGCTGGTCGCCGACGACGGCAGTGTGTTCTACCGTTTGAGTAGTGACAACCTGGCCGACATCGACGACATCATCGTGCCGGCGCGCGAAATTATCCACGATCGCTTTAACTGTTTATTTCACCCGCTGGTCGGTACGCCGCCGGTGTTCGCCTCGGGGCTCGCGTCGATGCTCGGCCTCAACGCGCAAAAAACCTCCGCGCTGCTGTTCGAGAATGCATCGGTGCCGGGCGGCATTCTCACAGCGCCCGGTGAAATCAGCGATGTGGAGGAAAAGCGGATCAAGGAGGAATGGGAGCTTCGCTTCTCGCGCGTAAATCTCGGTCGCGTCGCGGTTCTCAGCGGCGGAATGAAGTATGAGAAGATGTCGATCACGAACGTTGAGGCGCAAATGATCGAACAGCTGAAATGGTCGGCCGAGGTCGTTTGCAGCGTCTACCATGTGCCTCCCTACAAGGTCGGCGTCGGCGTGCTGCCGACCTACAACAACGTGCAAGCCCTTAACGTCGAGTATTATTCCCAAGCGCTGCAATCGCACATCGAGGAAATGGAGGAGCTGCTCGACGCCGCGCTCGGCATCGGCGTCGGCGAAGGTCTCGGCACCGAGTTCGACACCGACAATCTGCTGCGCATGGATACCGTGACCCAGGTCACCGCTATTCGCGATGCGGTCGGCGCCGGCGTGATGAGCCCGAACGAGGGCCGCGGCAAGCTCGACCTCAAGCCGGTCGACGGAGGGGCCTCACCGTATCTCCAGCAGCAAAATTATTCACTTTCCGCGCTCGCCAAACGCGACGCGCAGGCCGATCCGTTCGCGCCGGCCGCGCCGCCAGCACCGCCGCAGCCAGCCGCACAGGACAAGCCGGCCGAGCCGGCGCCGAAGCCCACTCCCGCCAAGAACATCGCGCAGCAATTCACGCAGGCATTGCAGGCCATACATCGCGAGGCCGCATGATGGACGACAACGACACCACCGAACTGATCACCGAACTGGCGAAAGGCATGGTGCCGTTCGTGCGCGACTACGTTGCCGAGGCCTTCACCAAGATCGTGCTGCCGCCCGAGCTCGCCGGCGAAGTCGCCAGTGCGGTGCGCCTGCTGCACGAGTCGCCGCCGCTCGAGCAACGAGAGCCCAGCAATTCGTAAATGTCGCAGCAGAAAATCAATATCGATGAACTGCCGAACGATGATGCAATCCGTATCTCGTTCGACAAGTGTAATAAGAATTTCACCGAGCTTTATGACGATGTCGACGAGCTGAACGGCCGCATCGATCGCATTCCAATCGCCCCCGGCGGAGGCGCCGGCGGCGGAAGTGGCGATGGTGGCGGTGAGCAAGGCCCGCCCGGACCGCCTGGGCCGCAGGGGCCGCAAGGCGATCCCGGCCCAACTGGCGCGACGGGATCGCCGGGACCGAAGGGCGATCCAGGCGACGTCGGAACGCAAGGGCCGCAAGGTGACACCGGAGCGCAAGGATCGCCCGGCGCGACCGGTGCGCAAGGAGCGCCCGGAACACCCGGAATACAGGGGCCGCAGGGTGATGTGGGGCCGCAAGGGCCGCCTGGCGTTGTCTCGGCAACCGCGCCACTCAACTACAACAGCGGCACGCAGAACATCTCGATTGATCTTTCGGCCTATGCGACGCTCGCCTCGCCTGCGCTGACTGGCAATCCTACAGCGCCGACGCCAACCGCAGGAGACAATGATACCTCGATTGCGACCACGGCCTTCGTCAGCAACGCCATCACCGCGCTGGTCGGCACGGCAGGGCCGGGCGCCGATACGCTGGGCGAACTCGAAGATCAGATCCTGCTGACCAACACCGCTGTTGCCGCGCGGGCGCCGCTCGCCTCGCCGACCTTTACCGGCGATCCGAAGGCACCGACGCCGGCAACGGCCGATAACGATACCTCGATCGCGACCACCGCTTACGTTCAAGCAAATCTCGGCAGTTATCTGACGGCGACTGCTGCCGCCGCAGCCTATCAGCCGCTCGATGCCGATCTGACTTCACTGGCCGGTGCCACCGGCACCAACACGATCTATTATCGCTCTGCCGCTAACACATGGTCTGCAGTCAACGTCAGCACCGGGTTGGCGTTTTCGGGCGGCAACCTGACCTCAACGGTGACTAGCGGGGCGCCAGTCGGTGCGGAGTACATCACCTCGACGGCCGACGCGACGCTGACCAGCGAGCGGGTGCTCACCGACACCGCCACGGTGACGTGGGATCGCACGACCGCGGGACAGATCAAGGCAAACGCGGTCGGCGGTTCTGCCACTCCCGTTCCGCCGCAGGGACGGCTGACGCTGCAGACCGCAACGCCCGTGATGATCACGACGCAGTCGGCAAAGACCACGATTTTTTACACGCCATATGTCGGCAATCAGATCGTGCTGTACAGCGGCGCAGCGATGGTGCCGACGACGTTTAGCGAGTTGTCCAACGTCACCACGGCTTCCTCGGTGGGCAGTGCCG